GCCCGAATCGTAGATATTTACAGAGAAGAACTGGAACTTACCAGCGGTGTGCGCCTTCCTTAGGTCGGACGGGTACGCCAGACCTTGGAAAGAGACCTGCTGCATGCGGCCATCCACCCTGTCCCTCAAGACACCGTCGCGAGAACCAATGTTCAAGGTCAGCACGCGGACAGCGTTGGTCTTGACGGCAGCATCGTGCGAGCGCAGCGTTGCGCGTGCCGTTGCTGGCCTCACCGGCTGGTAGCCAAATAGTGCGTCGTTCTGTAGGTAGATTTGGTCTTGGTTAAGCGCATGGCCAAATAGGACTACCTCGGAGATATCTCCCTCAAACCATTCGGATGCCGGTAGCGCTGCTGCCCACCTTGAATCACCAAGACCCGGATATGCCGGACGGCCACCGATGTGGTCAGGGAATGACGGCCACCAGTTCTCACGGCGGCGGAAATCCAACTCGCCATCGACGTAGACCTCAAAGCCCTCTCTGGTGTAGAGAGACGGCTCGATTGATAGGTCATTACCGGCGTCCATGGTGATGACGATGTGGTGCCACTCGCCGTCAGCGATATCCTCGGTGCCTAGGTAATTCTTGCTTACCCTGCTCTGTAGCGCGCCGCTCTTGCTCCACAGACGAAGGTTCAACTTGCCGTCAGAAACGTAGATATCTGCGGTGTAGTCGGTCTCGGCATTCGGGTTTGCCTGTGGCAGGTAGTCATCCATGCGCATGACGAACTGGTCCCTCTTGCTCGTGCGTAGAGAGAACTCCAAGGTTCCTCGTGGGCGCTGTACTTCCTCGGCAGCGGTCGGCCCTCCACCGATTCCCCCACCGATGATGGTGTCCCAAGAGTCGAAGCGTGCTGCGCCATCAAAGTGGACATATCTGCGACCGTTCGGTCCACCGTTTGGCCTTAGACCAACACCAAAGAACCTTCCTCTGGTGTCCAATCCGACAACGTCCTGACCTCTGACGCCTTTGAAGACTCGTGGGTACTCGGTGCTGCCGCTCTCGGTGTTGAAGCGATGCCACACGACCGGCTGTAGCGACATGGTGGTGTTGAAGAATTCATCCTCTTCCTCTGTCTGAGGAATCGGCTCGCCGTTCACGTCGGCGGCCTGAATGTGCCTGACTCTGACGTTGGCTGTTCCGACCTCCACGAGAGCGCTGGTCTGCTCTTCAATAGATGCCTCGTGCGCGGCTAGGAAGGCCTGTGCGGTTTCCATTGGCGCTTGGTCCGTGTCGATTACTACCGAGGCCTCGTGCAGGCGCACAGAGGCTCCCAGCGTCTCCACATCGACGCTTGCGTCGGGCGAGAAGCCAGCCTCGACCTCTGCGTCGAAGGACTGCGTGTGAGCCGTAGCCGTCTCAACCTCGTTGACGTTTTGAACATCTGCGTCTGCGTTGAGCGCGGCCGTCGTGAGGTTGAGTGTTTCTACCGTTACGGATGCACTCGCAGGGATGACTGCGTAGGCCAAATCAAGACGTGGCCTCTGGGGCTCGTTGGCCTCGCTTGCCCAAATCTCACCAGACGTGATGCCCTCGGAGACCAAGACCAACCCGTAGAACCCCGGAACACTGATGAGGCTGGATACGTCGATGCTGGATGCGCCAGCGTTTGCCCTGACATAGGTGGTGCTCAGACTGTTTGGCACGGTGCCCGTGGCGAACTCGTCAGTTAGAGCGTGTACGCGGAAGGTGCCAGCACCACTCGAAAGCCACGATAGCCTCAGCGTGGCATCGAAGAACCCAGCGTTGGTTAGGTCTCCCGGCAACTCAAAGTCGATTACCGCGAGGTCGGAGCCTCGGAAGGCCATGGTGTTGGCGCTCTCGCTCCACGGTGTAGTACCGCTCTCGATTCTGTAGTCGCGGCTTGGGTAGAGGCGGTGACGGATACCGGCCTCTGCGTTGTACGTCCTCGCGCCAGCGGTTGGAGTGTCTACATCAACCGAAACGTTAATGAGAGCACCCACGCGGAACAGTTCGTAGGCTCTGGTGCTTAGGCCAGCGGTGCTCAGGTCGATGCTGACGCTCTTCTGAGCGCCTGCGTTGTACTGCTCAAGGATTCGCTCATCGTTCAGCGCGCGGTCAAAGAAGGCAACCTCGTCTAGGTCGGCTAGGGCAACGTTGTTCACGTTGTCGCCGCCGATGTAGATGGAACCAGAGGCGGTACCGGTCTGGTTTGCGAAACCGCTGGAAGTTTTGACGCCATCTACGAAGATGTGCGTGTAGGTCGTTTCCTGAACCATGGCGATGTGGTGCCACTGGCCATCGTTGACAGCCATGGGAGAAGTGACGGTGTGGAAGACTCCCTTTGCTACCGGCCTGCCATCCTGCAAGTAGACGCGGTGGTTTCCGGTACCTACACCGGCTAGACCACCTGAGGACTCGGTGGTGCGAACCCAAAGAGAAATTGTCATGCTTCCCGGCTTGCCGTAGGAGTTTGACGTGCCTCCTGTTCTGCGGATATTCGCGTTAGCGAAGCGCGCTGCCTGTCCGACGATGCCGGATACGTAGGATGCCGGGGTGCGCGTCATCGGGGTGCCCACGTTGCCTTGCGCGACTGCACTCCCCTCAAATGGGAAGTATGCTGCTGGGCCGTCTGCCCAAATTACGTCACTGTATGCCATATAAAGATACCCACGGTGCTATGAGCGCATGCTCACGCAGCCGTGGGTAGTCCTCCTTCAAAAATGTGGTCTGGTGCAACAGCACTAATGCTGTGACCGGAAATGCTTGGTACGCGCAAAGTAGAGGTAGAGACCACGGGAGCCTCAACCTCTAGCGTGACGTTTGCCGTGCTGAGCGTTACGTCAATACTTAGGACCGCTACCTTCGCAGTCTCTACCCCTACAATTGCGTTCATATTCTGTTTTACCTCAGGCTGCGGTGACGGACATGATGCCGTCAGCACCCCAACGGATGATGAAGTCGCCGTTGCTCGATGCGCGGTCAGTCACGAAGTCGAAGTACGCAACCAGCGGCTTCGTAGCGCTCGTGGACGGCGAATCGTTGTAGATAACGGCGTAACGAGCGGTGATGCTTGAGGAACCCCAAGTCACGTCGTTAGCGTCAATCTTGAGTGTGTTCGTACCGGCATCATAGGTGAGCGTCTTGCCCGCTAGAGCCTGACCGCCTGCCGTGTAGCCAGTTCCGGTTACCTCAAAACCAACAACGTCGTCAAAATAGTCGTGGCTATCCTGATTTGGAGAGTATGCGGAGGTCAACAGAGCAACCTTGATGTTGTCACTGTCGAAGTCAATCTCCTTGTTGAACGCTGCCTTTAGAGCGCTTCCGTATACCTTAGATGCCATTCAGAATCAGCCCCCCACCGGTGCGGCGGTTAGTTCGATGACGCGTGCGGAGTCAGCCGACGCAAGAGCGAAGCTGCGGCGTGCGCGCATCTTCAACTCAATGTGGTCGGTATCCCACTGTGCCTCGTTGGAAACAGCGGACTCCGGGCCGGAACGAACACCGAGGATTAGGTTGCTCTTGTTGGCGACAACCAAAAGCGGGTTACCGGTCGGCTCGTCGCTGTACGAAGCCGACGTAGCGGCACCGTAGGAGAAGCGAACCTCGTGACCGAAGATGGTCGGAACGCCAGCACCGAACGGGTCGGTGACGACGCGGTTGCCGTCCTCGTCCTTGAGGTTGCGTAGAGCCATCTTGAACTTCGGGTGAGCGATGATGACAAGTCCACCCTTGCGGTTGGCCTCCATGTCACCGATAACCGTCTGTAGGTCCTCATAGGTGAGGTTGCCGTCAGTCTTCGCGCGGTTTCCAGCGCCGACAGCGCGGTAAACGGACTCGAATGGTCCACCGGTACCCGTAACGCCTAGTGCAGCGTTGTCAAGGCTAATAGCGAAGTTGGAAAGCCACTCACGCTTGTAAGCATTTAGCGCGTCAACAACAGCGTCCTGCGAGTCCTCTACCGAAATTGCGAAGCGGCTTGCCCACTTGTGCGCGGTCAAGACAACCTCGTCTAGGTCTGCATCCTTAATCGGGATGACTGCGTGCTCTGGAACAACGTCAACGCCGTTAGCGCTGAAACGGGGAACCGAGACGGTGCGGGAAGTCATCGTTACCCTGCGGGCAACGGACTCAACCGCCGATACTTCTACGTCGCGTAGAAGGGCCTCGTTGGAGCCCGGCTCGGGAATCCAACCATTGGCCTCTGATAGGTCAGTATAATCTGCCATGTTTTGTAAATCTCCTTAGTTAATTGATTGTTTGATAGGCACTCCTACCTGTTGTCCAACAGTGAGTGCGAACCAAACAACCATTCGTCCGAGAGGAGTGTTTGGTCCATACACTTACTATTGTAATGGATATTGGGCCCTAAAGCCAAATAGCGACTAACGCATCAGCCTTGCTACCTGCGCTTCGGTTCCGGTCATCTTCGTCTGAGCCGGACTCTTTGCGTGAATGTCTACGGACTGACTACCGGCACGACGCTTCACGTCGAAGAGTTCGGGAAAGTCAGTCTTTACCTCACCCAACTTCTCATCCAAGCCCGTTAGGGAGTCATCTTCTTCGTTGAAGTCGATACCATCCAACTTCATGTACTTAAGGATGCGCTCTGGGTTCTTGATTCCTTCACTCTGCAAAGAGGTGGTTACGGCCTGCTTGATGGCGCGCTGCTTCCACTTCTCGATGTTCTCCGGGGAGACGGATTCCTTGAGTTCGTCAATGGTGGACTTGAGACCATTGATTTCCTCACGCTTTTCCTTCAATTCCTCTAGCGCCTTGTAGTGCGCATTGATGAACTTGTCGAAGTCCTCAATCTCTTCTGCCTTAGTGATACGTTCAGCCATTTTCTACATTCCTTTCATCGTTGTTTTCCTGCACCCTTACGGCGCGCTTTACGCTGTTCTGTACTCGCTCATACCCGGGCACTAGGCCCGTATCGCGCTCTTCTGCGGCCTCTGCCACGACGCGCTCAATTACGCCTTCGTCGTAACCTGCCTCGCGCATGGCCTGCTGTAGCGACATACCGCCGTTACGCTTCTTGGCAAAGAGGTCCCAGCGCTCTAGTTCGCTAAGGCTCTCGCCGCCCTGCCACTTGACCTGTACGTCCTCGTCAATGCCATTGACCTTGAGAACGAACTGGAATAGTTCGCGCCAAGTCTGACCAAAGGACAACTTGCGGTCTTCTACCTTCTTGATTAGCGGAGCCTCAGCCGTACGCAGAGCCTCGCCGGACGGCACGTTGCCAGTCTTTTCGAAGTAGTGGACCGGCGTGTTGGTCAAGGACGCCATTGAGCGAATCGTGTCCTTGATGGGCTGCCAGAAGACAGCCGGGTCGGCTGGCTTGAACTCGCCAACCTGATTGATACCAGCCATGAACCAGACTTCACCCGGACCATTGCGCAATGCGCCGATGTTCTCGCGGTCGGTGTCCCCCTCCTTGAAATCCTCAATCTCGCTAGAGGCCTCCATGTTGGAGAGCGCCCAGCGCTGTGGCGCGCCTTGATAATCGGACGTAATCATCGACTGAATGAACTGCTTGTTGATGTAGTTCTGAGCGTCGAATGCGTCCTTGTGCTCTGGACGACCGAACGGGCGGTGCGTGCGGAAGTGAAATACCGGCACGACGCCAAACGGGTTCTCTACCGTCTCGATGAGCGACCAATTGGTGCCCTCGGTGATGCTGCTGCCCTGTGCGCTGTACTTCTCGATGCGGTCGGCGTAGTAAAGGTTGAGACGTGCTCCACCCTCTACCTCCCACATCTTGACGCCGTAGGACTTGCGTCGTGGGTGCTCCACGTCGTACACAAGGCCAGTCGTGAGCGGCGTGCTGTAGGAGATTTCTACGTTTCCCTCTTCGTCTGGCCACACCATCGCGTAGGCATCGCCGTACGTGAGCGCGGCGCCGTGAATCTCGTTGGAGTCAATGGCTAGTTCGTTGAACTCCCATGTATCCGCAATAACCTTGGTACCGGCGTCGGAGACGGCGAGAATGTCGGCAATCTCAAGACGGTTCTTAACCGAATCAACTACCGGTCGGCAAAAGTTCAATCGAGACGTGTAGCCCGTCTTGCGCATAGCCTTGCGAAGTGACGCCGTAGCGAACACTTCTGGAACGGAACCTTCGTAGTATGCTCCTGCTTCTTCGTAATGTGCCCTGCGGTCAGTAACCGCCAGCACTGCTTCCTTTAGAATTGTCATATTTAGTCGCTATTAAGCAACCTCCCTATACTTGAATTGTGTTGCAGACACTCGTCTACCCTTCTGGTTGAAGTAGAGAACGCCGCCTGCGACGGCATCCAATACGTCATCGTGTGGCACTCGCGGGAATGCCAACATCTGCTCTTCTAGAGCGGGGAAGTGTCGCGTGTGCTTGACGCGACCCTTCTTGTAGTAGTCGTAGGCCTGACCTACGCGGATTTCCTTCTTCTCGGTGTTGCGCATGCCTCGGTACCTCGCCGGGATACCGGCAAAGACCTGCTTCCACAGGTCGCCGCCTTGGTTTGTCTCCACATAGACGACCTTGGCGTCGTACAACTCGATGAGTTCCACGACCCTCGCCTTTAGGTCCTCCGACGCGTGCTTTACCTGCTCTGCGTGGCGAACGTAAATGAGACCGTCCGAACCCCTGCTGATAACCGCTAGGCCCGTGTAGTCGCTTGCGCGCTTGGTGGTTACAGCCGGGTCAACGCTGACGATGGTGTTGCCGTAGGACTCAGGCTCACCAATCTCGATATCAACCTCGTCCCAGTAGCCACCGTCAAGGGAGACCGGGCGGTTCATCATGTTCATGGCGAAGTCACGCGTGTGCCTGATTTCGTTGAGGTAGGCCATGGACCAGACCTCAGGCCAGAGGCTTTCCTCTGAACCGTCGTCGTGCGTGATGATGGCTGGGTAGTAGTGACACTTGATTTGGTTGTCCTCAACCCAGCGGTAGTCAGGTTCTAGGGAGTCCCTGAAACCCTCCACCGTGCCGTTCTCAGCAATCCACTTCTGCTTGAACTCACCGGTCTTGCGAATCTGGTCCATGATGCTGTCAGGCATGGTGGTGGTGCCCACAAAGACCTTGACAGCAAAGATGTTCAAATAGAAGTGCGACGTGAGCACCGTGTGTAGGCGCTTGGCTGCCTCGTGAGCGCTGTAGTTGGACTCGTCGGGCTCGATATCGTCAAAGAGGATGACGTCAGGGCGAACACCCTCTCGGTTGGCACCGAGGACCGCGTTGTCAGCACCGGCGACCTGAAACACGAAGTTGTTACCGCGCTGCGTCATGTTGCGGTTGTCGAGCATGGCTCTTGCGTTGCCGTTGAGGCGCTTCTCATCGCAGAACTCAGGAAAGTCGTTGGCGAGCAACTCATTGGTCTTGATTTCAGACTTGAAGTTCAAGAGCCAGTTCTTGGACTGCGTATCAGAGTTGGAAAAGGCGATGATGTATCGCTTGTGGCCGTGCGCACCAGCCCAGATGGGCAAAATGTTGAAAATCCAAGTGGACTTACCGCACTGACGCGGCGAAATGAAGGCGTCGTGCTGCTTGTTAGACGGGTCTAGAGGCCTCGTCCAGCCCTTGGCGTATTCCACAACGTCCATATGGAACTCGTTGAGAGAAACGTCATGGATGGTCTGGTAGGACACGTCGTACAATTTGTGAGGCAAATAGACAGCGGCGAACATCAGCGGGTCATGCTTGGTGACCTCTCTGCGTCCCTCTGCGCTCTGTAGGAGCCTCGGGTCAACGTTTCGTAGTACGTCCTTTAGTCTCAAATTGCTTGGTCAAACTTTGGGGTTCTGAAAAATGTATGAGTAGTAGCATACAAGCGATTTTGTTTTCCTTTTTAGGGTTCGAATTTGTACAAATCCCTTTCGCTCATCCGGTGGCCCTCTCTTGGAGCGCTACCGCCCACACATGGCTCATCACATGTGCCTCTGACCTGCACAAACGTCACGTTGTGGCGCTGTGTAGGACACATGAGGACACATCAGTTCTCCTGTTCGACTTCCTCCTTCTGACTCTCGATTGCTGCATTGCGTGCTCTCTCTTCATTGATGAGGTCTGTAATACCCAAATCAAATGAATCCTTCTTCCTATTTTCTGTAATGCTGGTAGCCTTACCTTCAAGGAGTAGAATGGTGTTGATGTACTTCTGAAAGGC